ATCGGACACTAGTTACGCAAATGCGGTTCTATCTGGTATTGCAGGGTTTTTTGATAGATATCCACGAATACCATTTGGTCGTGCAACATCTTATACCGAATTCAATTACGATACATACAAGAAGTGTTATCCATTCACCACACGTTTATCGGAGAAGTTTGAAGAACTCCTCCCAAGGAGATTTGCATATCAGAAAGAACAAGCAGATAAACTTGATGAACAATTCAGGGTTGGTGGCAAACGAACTGTATTCACAACCATTACGGTAAACAAAAACTTTAGGACTGCGTGTCATAGAGATGCGGGAGATCTTAACGATGGTTACTCCAACCTAACAGTTATTGCAAAGGACAAAGATTGGGAAGGTGGTTATTTAGTTCTTCCTGAGTTTAGGGTTGCCATTAACATCCGTCCAGGCGACTTACTATTGGTTAACAACCACGCTGGTATTCACGGTAACACGGAGATGATACCACCCGAAGGTAAGTCAATTGAGGACATGGAACGTATTTCCCTTGTGATGTACTTTAGAGAGAAGATGCTCTTGTTAGGTACAAAGGATTACGAAGATTCTCGAAGGGATTATGTTGATTCCCGCAGACTAAACAAAGACCATAGGTTATGGAAACCATTGTGGAATGGTATCTCATCTAACATGTGGGAAGAGGAAGAATGGTATAACTTCTTGCGGAAAAATAATAAGTCTGAATATCTAAACAAATACCATCCAAAGGCAAATGAAAAACAATCTACTTTAGAGGGATTCTTTTAATTAATGTGTGCGGTGATAGGTTTAAAATTACATAATGTAACTGACGACGACCTAAGTCAAATTCGTAGGATATTCCATGAATCACAGGTTCGCGGAATGCATGCAACAGGAGTTTCCTTTATTAAATCGGGTAAGGTTGTGACAATTAAAGAACCTATCCCTGCAAAAGAATTCATTAAGAAACATGACCCATCAGAATGGATAGAGGATGGAAACATTCTTGCCATTGGCCATTGTAGGTACTCCACGTCGGATCTAAAGTACAACCAACCAATCGCTGATGACGATAAATCAATAGTTCACAATGGTGTTATCACCCAAGAATCCCCAGACAAATGGAAGGATCTATATGGTATTGATTGTGAAACTAAAAACGATTCTGAGTTATTGTTCCATACATCTCCAAGTGAGTGGGGTGATGCATCTATATCTACTATAACATTGACCAAAGATGGAATGGAATTCTTCAGGAATGGTAAACGCCCTATGTGGGTTGCCAAAGATGGAAATAATATTATTGTAACCTCAACTCGTGACATTGCCCGCAGGGCAGGAGTAGAAGGAATTGAAAGGATGGACTTTGATGGAACCGACACACAACCTTAAAAATAGTTGCCCAAACTACCCAAGATAGGGTATAATGGCCCTCTATTAATTGAAAAAGAAATATATTATGATACCTAAACCTAATATGAAAAAATATACCCAAGAAAGTATCGATTACATAAAGTCTGCATTCGAAACTCTTGATTTCGAAGACCATCAACTTGATGATGATGGACTTCCAATTTCTACCGAGCCCGATATACATATGAGTCGGTTGGATGAAAAGGGGATGGAACGTGTCCTTGATTATATGTCCGAATCTAATAACGAAAATTTAAAGTTTGCTAAGGCCGCCCACAACCTCTGGGTGAGGTTCAAATCATATGATAAGCATCCGCCGTACTGTTTATGGTATGGTGACAATCCATTGGCGGTGTGTATGATAACTACGTTAGAAAGAGAACCATACGCAAACCTCTATGAAATCTTTACTATTGAAAAGGGTTATGCTGGACATTTGTATTGGATGATCATGAAGAACTTGTATGGAACGGTGACAAGGTTAAAGATGTCTTGCACTCCATCTTCTATTGGATGGCATATGAAAAATGGTATCATTGGGTGGGGAACGGATCCATCAGGGTCTATTCGTGTTGATATTCCAATCAAACCTACACGCGAAGAACAACTTGAATTGCGTGATAATTGGAAGGATAACTTGGATTATATTCTACCGCCTGGAAAGAATAGAGTTAGATTAAGGGATGAAGAAAATTCATTTGGGCCAAAGAAACAACCAAAGGTGGATGAAGCGATTGACAAAGTTGGGGAATTTTATCTTAGAAAGTATTTATAATGGATTAGTGGTATGAGAATAGATAATGATGTAAAGTTAGATTTTAAGGATGTACTAATTAGGCCTAAACGTAGTGTATTAGGTAGCCGTAAAGAAGTTGATTTAAGTAGAAAGTTCACATTTCGTAACTATTTGCCAAATTTTCCAAATAATATGGCCCATCACTATTGGGGCATTCCAATTATTGCAAGTAATATGGATGGTGTGGCAACATTTGAAATGGCAGACTGTTTGGTAAAAGCAGGGTTATTTACCTGTTTAGTTAAGTCATATAGTGCTGACGACCTTATTGAATATTTTGATGATCAATCCTTGCATTATACTACAAACCGTACAGAAAATGTTGCAATAAGTATCGGTATACGTCCATATGATAGTGAAAAGTTTGAAGAAGTATATAGTAAAGTTGGCCAATGTTTAAAGTATGTTTGTATTGACGTTGCTAATGGATATAGTGAAAGATTTGTATCTTTTGTTAAACAGTTTAGAGACAAGTATCCATATATTGTAATTATTGCAGGTAACGTGGTTACTGGAGAAATGACAGAACAATTAATTCTAAATGGTGCAGATATCGTTAAAGTAGGTATAGGCCCAGGTAGTGTTTGCACAACACGTATACAGACTGGTGTCGGTTTCCCACAACTAAGTGCAGTTATTGAATGTGCAGATGCGGCGCATGGACTGGGAGGTCTTGTTATTGCTGATGGAGGATGTACTTACTCAGGTGATGTAGCAAAAGCATTTGCCGCCGGAGCCGATTTTGTGATGCTTGGTGGTATGTTGGCAGGTCATGACGAAGGGGGCGGTACTATTATTACTAAATACTATCAAACAAATGAATTAAAATATGGGGGCGGCCATAAGTTTGAAAACTATAAAAGCTACAATTACTTAAAGAACCAAAAATATAAAATTGAAGAAAAAAAGTTTGTACAATTTTATGGAATGAGTAGCGAAGCAGCCAATAAGAAACATTTTGGAGGATTAAAAGAATATCGTTCGTCAGAAGGTAGAGAAGTTTTGGTTCCATATAAAGGATCAGTCGGAGTAACCATTCAAGATATTCTCGGTGGGTTGCGTAGCACTTGTACGTATGTAGGAGCGATGAAATTAAAAAATCTTAGCAAATGTACAACTTTTGTTATGTGTCATGATACCCATAATAGGGTATATGAAAAATATCTGTAATGGATTATAGGTTAAAAGAAAACAGGAAAGAATCATTCATTAAATGGTTCTCATGGTCTTTAACATATAAAGATTGCGATCCTTCTATCTGGTTAACAAACTATCTAAACAAAAGGTTTGAGCACAACTCTGAGCAACGTCTTTGGTTGTGTTGGTTATATGGTAATACATATCAACTACCAACCGCATGGGTTCTATTTAATGAATACCCAGACTTTGAGTTGGCAACATATGATAGGATAGATGCGTGGAACACCGAGAACTACCATAGACTGAGATACCAAGTTGATACTAAATGGTCAAAGGGGCATCTCCCTAACATGTTTAAATCATATCATGAGTTTGTTGGTGATAGAACCCAGAGGGAAGCACTTGAATCTTACCTTGGGGATAATGAATGTCAGAACTTTGATAATCTGTATAAGGTTATTAAGGATGAGTTCTATAAGTTTGGAAGGTACACCGCATGGTTCTACCTACAACATCTAAACCACACCGCAGAAATACCTAATGAACCACCAACCCTATTATTAAATGATTACTCAGGAAGTCGTTCCCATAGGAATGGCATGTTGTATGTTGCGGGGTGGGATGATAAAGTAAATCAAAAGTTATCTGAAGATGAGTACCAATACCTTGAAGATATGGCAACAGAAGTTCTAGAAGAAACTAAAATGCGTCATCCAAACTTGACTTTTGAAGCAAATAGGTTTACAATGGAGACTGCCTTGTGCTCATTTAAGAAAATATTTAGATCCCACCATGGTCGTTATCTTGGTTACTACTTGGATAGACAATCGGAGGAAATCCAAAAGGTCGCTGCGGATAACTGGAACGGTATTGAATGGGATGTTTTATGGCAAGCACGTCGAGAATCATTAGACAATAGATTGATTGGTCGTAACGGTATCGACAAAGGAAAGTTCTCTGACCTTATTGATTATGGGAATGTGGATAGGTTTGAATGGTTATATTCAAATGATGTTAAAATTGAACGAGGATTGGAGGCATTTTTATGAAATTAGTATACCTTATAGGACTTCCAGGATGTGGAAAGTCTACTGTAATGAAAGAGTTTATGTCTAGATACGATGGATGGGTACAGGAACGTCCAATAGACTTATTAGATTCCCATGTATCGGGGAATATAAGAGTCCTTGGTAAGTACGAGGAAGGCGAAACTTTCTCTGGAACCGATAGACTATCAATGGCAGTATCACCTAAAGCAGTTGAATGGGCGTCTACGAACCCAGATGAATTTGTGGTTGGTGAGGGGGACAGACTTAACAACAAAGGGTTCTTTGAATCCGTTGAAGACCTTACAATTATCCACCTCACCGTGTCTGATGAGGAACGACAAAGACGTTATGATGAACGTGGTTCAGACCAGAGTTCGAAATTCATCCAGACAGTACGAACTAAATGCAATAATATCATTGACCGATTCGGCGATAAACACACTCTATTTGGAGTAGAGAAGGGTTGTGTTGTGGAAATACAGCATGAAACTCCTGAAGACACAATGAAAGTAGTTAATTATATAATGAAACAGGAGTGATATTATGCTAGTGTCAATAAAAAATACAGATTTGTTGAATGGTATCTTACGATACATCAGTCCCGCCGACATGTTGGAATATATGGTGGTGACCAATGCTGTTAAAAGTTTCGCTTCTGAACTAGTCGGTGCTAAAGTGATGTCTGGTGTGGTTAATAATGGTTTTGGGTATGATGTAATTTATAACCACCACTCCCCAATTGTATTTGATAGGGGGGAAGTGAAGTGGACTGATTATCGTAAAGGTAACACCACCCTTTGGAGTAATTTAAGTAATAAGGAAGGTCACTGTGAATCAATCATATTGACTACCAGCCACAGAGAAAGGGTGATAGTGTCAGTCATAGATTCACTTGAATTTTACGCTAAAGCCCACCTATATAAAAGTGAAGGCGGTAAATTTGTCATTAACGCAGATTTTAGTGTGAATAGTAATAATAAAAATAAGAATGAGAATACTAAACTCTTCCTTGATAATGTAGTGGAATATGATGGTAGATTCTCCGACATGGCCAGTATGACCTCTTATCAATTATTGGGGTTAATGTCAGACCACGAGATAAATTCTTCCACCAATTTAAGGGCAGCTTTTGGTGCTTTGATAGGGGAGTTGTATGTGTGTAAATTAGTGAACGGCACTATGGTGTACAATGGAATAGGTTATGACTTGATTGCTGGGAAAAATCCATATTGCCCCGAAGGGTCTAAAGTGGAAGTCAAGTCTTGTTTTATTATACTTAAAGGTACTCTAAGGGTTCGGTCTATTAAATCTAAAATTGATATAGCTGAATACATAGCATTGGTCAATGGGTGTAGATACGGATGTGGTGGTTTGTTGGAGGCTTCTCTTATACCAATGATGACTGTACTAAAAAGAGACCTTATCAATACTGACGATTCTATTGTATGGAGACCGAATGATAATATTTCATTGGCTAATAACCAAATAGACCGAACACAAGAAGAGTATAATAAAGGATATATGGGTGACAAAAACATCACTTTAGTTGCATAATACATAGTGTAGAAAGTAAGTATAGCCTAACTATACATATGTTTAATATTTTTTGACAAAATAGTTGTAAATTCGCTTGTCTTTTCACCAAAACTATGGTATAATATATGTATTGAATGATTGAAAAGGTACTTATATTATGAATTTAACCTCCCAAGAATACTTAGCAAGACTCCTTGCCAAAGAAAACCTTACTGTCCAACATGGTAACTATCAGACTGCGTCGTTTGATGTTATAGATCGTGTGTTATATCTTCCTTTATGGGAAGACAAAGGTAAGGCAGTTTATGACCTTTTAGTGGGTCATGAAGTGGGTCATGCTTTATATACTCCTGCTGAGGGGTGGCATGATACTAAGATTGACGTTGAAGGTATTCCTCGTGTGTATCTTAACATTATTGAAGATATTAGAATTGAACGTAAGATTCAGGAGACATATCCTGGAATCGTGAAATCATTTAAAGCAGGTTACAAACGTTTGTTTGACGATAACCTATTTGGTACAAATGACCGTGAAGTCATTACGTTAATGGATAAATTAAACATCCATTCTAAGGGTCGTGGAATCGTTCCTATTGAATTTGATTCTGATGAACAACCTTTTGTTGATGAAGCAATGATTGTCCAAACTTGGGATGATGTTGTTGATATTTCTCGCAAGATTCACAAGTTCTTACAAGAGAAAAAAGAAGAACAGAATGATGAGGGTGATGAAATTTCAGAGAAAGACGATGTCGGTGAAAATTCTGAGACACAAAGCGGTAGCAGTAGACAATCACCAGAATCTGATGAACAATTATCCGAATCTAGTAGTGGTAGACAATCATCAGATTCTGATGAACAATTATCTGAATCTAGTGAAGAAAAAGATGACAGTGACCCAACTGAAGCATTCACTGACGAAGCATTCAGAAAAAATGAAAACGAACTCTTAGAGTCCACAACCGATAGTTGGGGTAAGAAAAGACAATCTGAATATACTTCTGGTATTTCTAAAGAAAATATTGAGAAAATTGTCACCCCATTCAAAGAATTGATGAAAGCAAGAGCAAACCTTGATGTTTCTAATAGTTGCTATGTTTATTCTGATGGTGTTACCGAAGAGTGGACGACCGTTAAAAAGAATCTTGAATCTACTGCAAACCTTCTTGCCAAAGACTTCGAGAGAAAGAAAGCTGCGTTTGAATATTCTCGTGCTACTACTGCTAAAAAGGGTTCTCTTAATATGAACCGTATACATCAGTATAAGTATTCTGAAGATATATTTTTAACGGTAACTAAACTTGCCCAATCAAAGTCACATGGTATTGTGATGTTCATTGATATGTCTGGTTCAATGTGTGATATCATTGAAGATGTTGTTAAACAAACAATCACTATTGCAATGTTCTGTAAAAAAGTTGCAATTCCGTTTGATGTTTATACATTCACCTCTAGAGGTCTTGGAGTTGATAATGATATAATCATTAAGGGTAATGAGATTGAAGGATTGCAGTCCATAAAGATTGTTCAGGTTCTATCATCAACAATGAAACCAAAAGTGTTTAGGTTGGCATCTCGCGACTTATTTGGAATGACAAAAACACAATCTTATAGTTATGTTAAAGATTATAATTATTATGTTTCAAGGGGCGAAGTTACTGTTTATGATGAAATGGGTACAACTCCTTTAGTCCAAACTTCTATTGTTGCATATGATATCGTTTCTAAGTTCCAAAGAAAATATGGAATCCAAAAGACAAATATTATGTTCTTGACAGATGGTTGGGCTGACCGAATTGGTATTAAAGATGACGATTCTTCTGCTCCACCAAGAGCAAACTATATTGATAATTATAAGATTGCTTTAAATTTTAAAGGAAAAATCATTAAAGGTGAAGGTGCAGAATTATATGTAAATTGTCTTGGACGTCTCCGCGAGTTGACCGGCGCTAAGATTACTGGTTTCTTCCTCGCCTCTAAACTTCGCGATTTCCACCATGGTCTTGGAAGCGATGTAAGTTATGATGATCGTAAAGATTTAATAAAGACTTGGAAAAAAGAACATGTCGTATCTTTTAAAAACAAAAAAGGATATGATAATTACTTCATTGTTAAGGTTGGTGACAACAAACAAGAAGAAGAATTTACCCCTAAAAAGACTGAAAAGATTTCGGACATTCGTAACGAATTCAGGAAGTTTAATAAGGGTAAGAAGATAGTGAAGCAGTTAGTCAATAAGATAACTGATGCGGTGGCTGTGTGACAAAACCCTATTATAAACGTGGGAATAAATCGCAAATAAGTGTTGACTTTATAACGAAAATACTGTATAATGTCTCTGTAAGTTAATTGAAAAGGAATATATATTATGAATAAGAAAGTGATTGAAAAATTAATGAATGAATCCCCTAAGACAACTAAATTCAAATCTAAAGATGTGCTTAATGCAGGTATGGAATTGGGTATGAGCAAAAATGAAATTTATCGTGAACTCCAGGATTTCCCTAAAGTTTCTAGAGGAATTTATGACTTGAGTATGGCGCTTGGTATTGAAAAAACTACTCCCACTGCTGTAATTGAAAATGTCGGTGTTCGTTCTGTAACCAATGATGAAGTATTCATCCCACAAAAGGACGAAACTTTTGTTGCTTGGGGAAACTTCAGTGACATCGTAAAGATTATTAAATCTAATATGTTCTATCCAACGTACATTTCTGGTCTATCTGGAAACGGTAAAACATTTATGGTTGAACAAGCTTGTGCTCAAACAAACCGTGAATGTGTTCGTGTCCAGATCTCTCCTGAGACTGATGAGGATGATTTGATTGGTGGTTTTCGTTTAATCAACGGTGAAACCGTTTTTCAAAAAGGTGCTGTTATTAAGGCAATGGAAGCGGGCGCTATTTTGTTGATTGATGAGATTGACCGTGGAACAAATAAGATTATGTGTCTTCAAGGTGTTCTTGAAGGTAAACCAGTTCTGATTAAAAAGACTGGTGAGGTTGTTACTCCATCCAAAGGTTTTAACGTGATTGCTACTGCAAACACTAAAGGTAAAGGTTCTGAGGATGGTCGTTATTCTGCCGCTACTATTATTGATGAAGCATTCCTTGAACGTTTCACAATTAACATTGAGCAAACATTCCCTACCATTCCTACTGAGAAAAAAATCCTCATGAAACATATGAAGAAGTTTGAAGTGATTGATGAAGAATTTTCTGACCTCCTTGTGGGTTGGGCGGATGCTATTCGTAAAACGTTTTATGATGAAGGTATTGATGAGGTGATTTCTACTCGTCGTCTATGTCACATTATTCAAACTTTTTCTATCTTTAATAAACGTGATAAGGCAATAGCTCTTTGTGTAAACCGTTTTGATGATGACACTAAGGAAGCGTTTATCGACCTCTACGAAAAAGTTGATGCTACTATCAACAACCCTGAATCTGTGATTGGAGAATATCCTGATTCAACTACCTCCGAAGATTCTATTTAAATAGTTCCTTTTACCCCCGCCTAAACGGTGGGGGATTTTATATAAACTTGACAATTACATGCAACATAGGTATAATATATAATATGAATTACAAATTTAATGAAGAAATTCTGTTGAAAGAAGTTAAAGAATACATTGATTCTACATATTCTCAGCACTATGCAGGAAATGGTAAGACACAATCAATGGATTTAATATCCGCATCTGGTAAAGGACTGGATTTTTGTCTCGGGAATATCATCAAGTATTCCTCGAGGTTTGGTAAAAAAGATGGTGAGAATCGTAAGGACATCATGAAGGTTGTCCATTACGGAATTCTTGCATTGAATGAATATGATATAGGAGATAATAGTGAAATTGAGTAGTGAAACAAAAGAAGTCTTAAATAACTTCTCAGGTATTAATACAAATCTAGTAGTGAGTGGGGAATCGTTTATTCGGTCTGTAACCACCGCTAAGAATCTAATGGCAAAGGCAACTATAAAAGATGTTTTCCCATATAAGTTTGGTATCTATGACTTAACAGAGTTCCTTGGGGCGTTGTCTATGTTTAAAGATCCAGAACTTGATTTTGACGACAATCAGAAGTTCGTTAGGATTGTCGATAAAGGTCAATCGTTAAAATACAATTTCGCGGACATTAACAACCTTGTCACATCAGATAAAGATATTATTATGCCAGAGTGCGAAGTATCATTTACATTATCTGATATACAGCTAAATACGATTCGCAAAGCATCCGCGACATTAAACGTTAATGACTTTGTGGTTACAAAGAACGGAGATAAATTGGTAGGTATTGTTACTGATACCAAGAATCCTTCTTCAAACGAATTTACATTAGAACTTGATAATTTGAGTATAAATACTTCTGAGACTTTTGAATTTATATTTAATATATCAAATTTCAAGTTCATTGTTTCGGATGAGTATAAGTTTGAGGTTTCATCTAAACTTATTTCGTCTATTGTAACGCCAACCATTACATATTGGATGGCACTTTTAAAAACCTCTAAATTTGGAGAATAACAAATGAGTGAAGAAGAAGTAAAAGCACCACAATTAGCATTAGGCGACATTGAAGGATGTATTAAGATTATTGATATTGTAACTAAACGTGGAGCATTCGAAGGTTCTGAACTTGCAGATGTTGGTGCAGTCCGTAATAGACTCGCCGCGTTCTTACAAGCAACTGTTGCCGAGAAAGGTTTGGGTGAAGAACCTCCTGTAGAGGAAGAAGAAGTGTCCGAAGAGTAAGAAGTTATATTATTATATCATGAGGAAAGTGAATGAGAGAAGAGTTTTTATATGTGGAGAAGTACCGTCCAAGAACCATTGACGAATGCATCCTCCCAAAACCGTTAAAGAAAACATTTAATGAAATCATAAAGGGTGGGGAACTGCCCAATATGATGTTTACTGGTACTGCAGGTATTGGTAAAACAACGGTGGCGAGAGCATTATGTAATGAACTAGATCTAGACCATATTATCGTCAATGGATCCGAAGACGGAAACATTGACACACTCCGAGGCAAAATAAAACAGTTCGCCTCAACAGTTTCTTTACACGGTGGAATAAAAGTCGTCATCCTTGATGAAGCAGACTATCTGAACCCTCAGTCCACCCAACCTGCTCTTCGAGGCTTTATAGAAGAGTTTTCAAATAATTGTAGGTTTATCCTTACCTGCAATTTCAAGAATCGTATTATTGAACCGCTCCATTCACGGTGTTCAATATATGAATTTAATACAGGTAATAAAGCAGAAATGGCGGATCAGTTCATGGGTAGACTTCAGACTATCCTGTCCGCCGAACAAATTAAATATGAGGATGCAGTCCTTGCAGAACTCATTATGAAATACATTCCAGATTGGCGAAGAGTTCTTAATGAATGTCAACGATATGGAATGAGTGGTACAATTGATTCTGGCATACTTGTCACCCTTTCAGAGACATCTATTAAAGAGTTGATGAACGACCTTAAAGATAAAAACTTTAAGTCGATGAGAAAGTGGGTGACCAACAATATTGATGTAGAAGCAACAAAGTTGTTCAGGATGATTTACGATAGTATGTTAGAACATGTAAAACCATCATATATCCCACAATTGATACTGATTTTGGCAGAATATTCATATAAAGATTCTTTTATGGCTGACCACGAGATAAATGTCGTGGCATGTCTCACTGAAATTATGTCCCAAGTTCAATTTAAGTAGAGGTAAAATGGGTAATAAAAACGTAGAAATAATTACACAAGAGTGGGTAAGAATAAACCCCGACCATCTAAGCTCATTTTACTATATATACAAGAAAACACAGGGTGGATATATAGCTTTATGTAACGTAGAACAGTGGTACGAAGGAGGCAGTATGTTCTATGGACATAAAATATTAAAGTATTCAGATTTACCCCAGTACACTGAAATTATGTCCCAAGTTAAATTTAAGTAGGAGTTATATTATGGAATGGTTAGATGATGCAGTTCTTAAAATTGCAGGTAAGGTATTAATATCAATAGTAATTATATGTTTAGTTGTTTTTTTTGTAGATTCTTATTTAATAACTATATTTGAATAGTATTATTTGGAAGATTATGATATTTAAAAAAATTAAAAACTACAAGAAACCAACAAGAAAATTTAAAATTGCTTGTATGAGTGTTGTGATTGCACTATATGTGTTAGCAGTCCTTGTTGCATTTTATTTATATTTATTATGAATCCATTTGATTACCTCAAGGCAATCAATGATACCAAACAAGATATCATGGAGGACGAGAAGGATTATAATGCCTTCATAATTAATCGTGGGCTGTCTTACTTTCCAGACACAGTATTATACGCAAACGAGATGAACAAGTATCACCATACAGAAAATCGACTACAATTCGACTTTCTTATAAATATTATTAGGAAACGAAAACGTTTCTCAAAGTGGAATAAGAAGAACGAGTCTGTAGATATAGATGCCGTTAAGAAATATTATGGATACTCTAACGAAAAGGCAAGAGATGTACTTCCACTTTTAAGTAAAGCAAACTTAAAAATTATAAAGGAAAGTATTAATCATGGTGGATTACAATAATGATGATTTGGTTGACTGGAGTCCTGAACTTATGTTAGAAATTACATTGGCAGAACCAGATGACTTTTTAAAAGTCAAAGAAACACTGACACGAATGGGTGTCGCATCTAAAAGAGATTCAAAACTATTTCAGTCTTGTCACATATTACATAAACAAGGCAGATATTTCATAACACATTTTAAAGAGTTGTTTTTGTTGGATGGTAAACCGTCTAATTTAACAGAGAATGACTTAGGTAGAAGAAACACTATTGTACAATTGCTCAGCGACTGGGGATTGTTAGAAACAATAAGTCCTATTGGGGACACCGCACCACTTAACCAAATTAAAATTATATCACACAAAGATAAAGTTAATTGGGAACTTTGTCCTAAATACAATATCGGAGTTAAATGAATTAGAAACGCCTTCGGGGTTTCTTAATAGGGGAATTTTCCCCACAACCTTGCTATCTAAATAGGAGGACATTATGTCAATAGCGTACAACTTTCCAAGGGACACTTTCCTTGGATTCGATAATATCTTTAACACATTGGAACAGTTTAATACTGTTACACCAAAGTCACAAGGATATCCACCATACAACGTAATTAAGAAGGATGATACACATTTCCTTATTGAAATTGCCGTCGCGGGATTCAGTAAGAATGATATCTCTCTTACCCTCGAAAAAGGTGAACTAACAATCAAAGGCGAACAGAATTCTATAGATGAGGATGAATATCTACATCGAGGAATCTCTGCTCGTACATTTACCAAACGTTTTACTATCGCCGACACTATTCATGTGATTGGTGCAGACGTTGTCGATGGTCTACTTCTTGTTGGATTGGAAAACCAAATCCCAGAAGAGGATAAACCAAGGATTATTAATCTAGGTGAATTGAGTAAGAGTGCCAAGCAACTATTGCTTGGCTAATGTGTATAAGGGAGTCTAATGAGGATTTAATGAATGATAATATTAGCTATTTCTATTCCAATTATAGTAATAATACTATTTATGTTAAATTATTAAGGGCTCCCAATTATGGATAAGTATATGAGTGAAGTGAAACTAATCAAACTAGTATCTGGTAAGTTATAATTGACTTTTTATACCTATTAAGGTATAATAGATACTATGAAATTCTATACTAATGTTTACCGATTCGGTAAGAACATCAGATACATTGGGTATGAGGATGGGAAAAAGGTGCACCGCCTTGTTCCATACCAACCCACACTCTATGTAAAATCAAATAAACAAACTGATTGGAAATCCATCGATGGAACCAACGTAGAACCAATTGTGTTTGGGGATATGGCAGAGGGTACGTCATTTATTAAAAGACATGATGATGTGTCTGGGTTTGATATATACGGACAGACCAACTTTGCCATTCAATATATGAACGACCTGTATCCTGGAGACATCAAATGGGATCGTGAAGTCATTAACGTGACAACCATTGATATTGAGGTTAAGTTTGAAAACGGATTCCCGTATCCTGAAGTGGCAGACCAAGAAGTTACTGCAATCACCTGCAAAAGCAACATTGATGATACATTCCATGTATTTGGATGCGGTGAGTACAACGTCACTCAACCAAATGTGAAGTACACCAAGTGCAATGACGAAAGGGAATTACTCATTAGATATGTCCTTCACATGAAGGGTGTTGACATCATCACTGGATGGAACGTAAAAGAATTTGACATACCATACCTTGTTAATAGAATTGAGAAAATTTGTAGTAAGGACATTATGAAAAAGTTATCTCCGTGGGGAGATATTAAAGATGATACACCAAAACAGACTGGGTTCTATAAACCAAAGATACAATACAAGTTAGGTGGAATTACCATTCTAGATTACCTTGACCTCTTTAAAAAGTATGCTCATGATTATTCCATGCAGGATTCGTACAAACTAGACAACATTGCAAACGTAGTCCTTGGGGATTCCAAGTTATCCTTTGATGAATACTCTAATCTAAACGAGTTATACGAAAAGAACTACCAGAAGTTTATTGACTATAACATTAAGGACGTGGACATTGTAGACAGACTTGATGATAAGTTAGATCTTATCTCCCTTGCATTGACAATGGCGTACAACTCTGGTGCGAACTACGCAGATGTTATGGGTACGGTGTCTATCTGGGACACGATTATCTACCGAGACTTGGCGATGCAAAACATTGTCATCCCACCAAAACACAACAACCTTGCGGGAACATATCCAGGAGGGTATGTGAAAGAACCACACATTGGTAAACATAATTGGGTTTGTTCCTTTGACCTTAACTCACTATATCCGTCAATCATTATGCAGTACAATATGAGTCCAGAAACTATCGTTAATGGTGTCGTTCCTGGAATTAATGTTGAATCTGTTATGGGTGGTAAAGTAAGAAACCGTAAGAAGGGGATTGCCCTCGCTGTAAATGGAACACAATATAAGACCGAAAAGCACGGAGTATTCCCAAGGATCGTTGAGGGAATGTATAACAGCCGTGTGAAATTCAAAAAGGATATGTTAAAGGCGCAACAAGAACTTGAGGGTGTTCCAAAAGAAAACAAACAAGAGAGGTACAAAGTTGAACGAAGGATTAATATTGCTAAGAATAACCAGATGTCTATTAAATTACTCCTTAACTCATTGTATGGTGCGATGGGCAATAGGTGGTTTAGATATTACGACAGACAAATTGCGGAGGCAATCACTCTTACAGGTCAAGCAACTATTAAGTGGGCGGAAGTAGCGATTAACAAATACTTAAATAACCTTATGGAAACCAACAAGGACTATGTCATTGCTATTGATACTGACTCAGTATATGTTCGGTTAGGAGATCTTGTTGATAGGGTGAAACCGAAGAACCCCGTTAAATTTCTTGATAAGGTATGTGGTGACCAATTAGAAGGAGTCCTTGAAAGGTGTTATCAAGATTTGTATTCTCGTCTCGGTGGACGAACAAATAAGATGGTCATGGTAAGAGAAGCCATTGCCGATAGGGGTATATGGACTGCCAAGAAACGATACATCCTTAATGTACACAATAACGAGGGTGTGCAATACCACAAACCAAAATTAAAGATTATGGGCATTGAAGCAGTCAAGTCTTCGACACCTGCTATATGCCGTGACGCCCTCAAAGAGATGTTCAAAACAATTATCTCTAAAGAAGAGGAAGATGTCCAGAAAGAGATTGCATTGTTCAAGGATTATTTTACTAATGCTAATCCAGAAGATGTATCATTCCCAAGGGGAGTGAATAACATAGATAAGTGGACAACCAAAGATGAATCTATCTACGAGAAGGGTACACCCATACATGTTCGCGGTGCAATCCTCCACAACTATTATGTCAATCCTAAGAAGGTGACAAGAATTGAGTCTGGAGATAAAATCAAGTTCACGTATTTGACCAAACCAAACCCTATCCAAGAGAATGTTATATCATTCATTGATTATCTCCCAAAGGAACTTGGCTTAGATAGCTATGTCGATTATGACAAACAATTCGAGAAAACATTCTTGTCGGTCATCACACCAATCCTTGACGCTGTTGGTTGGAAACCCGAGAAAACAGTTTCGTTGGAGGACTTCTTTTAACTTGACATTTACATCATGATGGAGTATAATACATAGTATGATAAGTATTACTATTTTTGACAACCTGTATGATAATAAAACCGATAAACAGATTAATGTGAATTCTGTAAGGAAGTTTGAGTCGTTCTTATATAAGATGTTTGAGATGGAATACGAAAGTAAGGGTGATGCATCTTTGATGTCGCCCGCTAGTTTTCTTAAGGACACCACGAGGGCAAATGCTAATGTAGTTAAGTGGGCGGGATGGGCAGCAATTGATATTGATGATTACATAACGGATAATGTCAAGGAAGACTTACAGAAGAAATATGGAAAGTATCATTACATATGTTATTCAACGGCCTCTTCCACAAAGGAACATCCTAAGTTTAGATTGGTGTTTCCGTTAACAGATCCTGTCGTAAAAGACAAAGTTAAACACTTTTGGTTTGCCCTTAATAAAGAATTGAATGATATAGGCGACGCGCAAACAAAAGATTTGAGTAGAATGTATTATGTTCCAGGAACATATAAGGATGCATATAACTTTATCTTTACTAATGAAGGTGAGTTGATAGACCCTGTTGGAATGATGATGCTCCATGAGTATGTGGATAAGACGGGGAATACATTCCTAGATAATCTACCAAAAGGTATTAGGAAACAAATGATTGCTCACAGAAAGAATAAGATGACCAACACAAACATTACATGGCACACCTATAAAGATTGCCCTTTCGTCTCTAAGAAGATGGTTAAGGAATATTCGATGATAACAGAGACAGGTTGGTACTCGAAGATGTACGCAATTATGGTAGCAATCGCAGGTAGTGCTATTAAGAAAAAAATATCCAATAACAAGTGCAGAGGTATCGGAGTTGTGTAGACAGATAGACACAGACACTGGTGGATGGTATAACAACAGACCATTAGAGAAAGAGGCCTCGGGCGCAATTGAATACATTTACGGAAATAATTTTTAGGAGTATAATATAATGTCAGATTTACATGTTACATGGGATCAATATAATAAAAAGATAGAAGAGTTAGCAATACAAATTTATAATGACGGTTATGAGTTTAATCAAATAGTTTGTATCGCAAAAGGTGGACTACGAATAGGTGATATACTTTCTCGTATTTTTGATGTACCATTTGCTGTAATGTCGGTTGAATCATATCATGGTTCGGAAAGGAAAAATCAACAAGGACAAATTGTTTTTGGGAACTCACTAGCAAAGACAACTCCTAACTTAGGAAATAAAGTTTTGTTGGTAGACGACTTAGCAGATACAGGTACAACATTAGAAAAGTGTGTAAAGTGGTTAAAACATTATGAGGGATTTTTTATTGAAGATCTGCGTACTGCTACAATATGGGTTAAAGGAATATCAACATTCACACCAAACTATTACACAGACTTTCTTAGCACAAGTCCATGGATACATCAACCGTTCGAGAAATATGAAACAATGGATATTGAAGAAATATCCAATAATATGGAGAAAAAATAAGCATGGCACCAATAATGGATAAATTGAAGAAGAATAGTAGAATTAAGGAGACGGCAATCCTTTCTAAATCTAAACTATTCTCAAATAAGGAAATGGTTACAACACCAGTTCCTATGATTAACGTTGCATTGTCTGGGGATCCAGATGGTGGATTGAGTTCTGGTTTAACAGTTCTCGCAGGGCCATCTAAGCATTTTAAGACTTCGTTTGGACTGCTGATGGCAGCCGCATACCTCGATAAGTACGAGGATGCTGTATTGTTATTCTATGATTCAGAGTTTGGTTCACCGCAACAATATTTTAAGTCGTTTGGTATTGATACTTCAAGGGTACTTCATACACCAATCACTAACGTAGAAGAGTTGAAGTTCGACCTTGTGAATCAACTAGAGAATATTGAGAGGGATGATAAGGTTATCATTATGATCGACTCTATTGGTAATCTAGCATCCAAGAAAGAACTTGAAGATGCATTGAATGAGAAGTCCGTTGCTGATATGACAAGGGCGAAGGCACTTAAAGGTTTGTTTAGAATGATCACACCATATCTAACCCTCAGGGACATTCCACTTCTTGCTGTTAACCACACTTATCAAGAGATTGGATTATTCCCGAAGGCAATTGTGTCAGGTGGTACGGGTATTTACTATTCTTCTGACAACATCTGGATTATTGGACGACAACAAGAGAAGAAAGGCACGGAAATTCTAGGATATAACTTCATTATTAACGTAGAGAAATCAAGGTTTGTTAAAGAGAAGAGTAGAATTCCTATCTCGGTAACATGGGAAGGTGGTATTGCCCCTTACTCTGGATTACTCGAAGTTGCCCTTGAAGGTGGATATGCTATGAAACCTTCTAACGGTTGGTATTCTAAAGTGGACAACAAGACTGGAGAAATAGAGGATAAAAAAGTACGACTCGCAACCACCTTTGAAAAACAATGGTGGGATTCCATTTTTAATGAGACAGATTTTAAAGAATATATTAAGAGAAAGTTTGAGGTAGGTCATGCAGATATGATTAAATAACCTTTACTTTTACATTGAATTAAAGTATAATATATAGTATGAATTTAGAAACAATTATATTACGCAATCTCATACAAGACGATTCTTATATGAGGACGACGATCCCCCACCTACGTCAAAAGTATTTTGAAGGGGCACACAAGCATGTATTTAATGGTATCGTTGAGTTTGTCAATAAGTATGGAAAAGTCCCAAACTCCGAAGCACTTTCCATTGATATGAAGCAGAAGTCCAACATTCCTACAGAGGTTATGGCAGAAACTTTCTCTATTATCAATGAGTTGGGGGATATTATAGAGAACGTCAATAAAGATTGGTTAATTCAAAAGACAGAAAAGTGGTGTCAGGACAGGTCAATCTTTCTTGCTATCATGGACTCTATCAATATCATTGATGGGAAACACGAAACACTTACTAAGAATGCCCTCCCAGAATTACTATTTGATGCACTATCAGTAAACTTCGATACTAATGTAGGACACGACTACATTGATGACTCAGATGGTCGTTATGAATTCTACCACAGAAAGGAAGAACATCTACCATTTGACCTAGAAATGTTTAACAAAATTACGAAGGGTGGTCTTGTAAACAAGTCATTGAATGTTTGTCTTGCGGGTACTGGTGTTGGTAAATCACTATTCATGTGTCACGTAGCAGCATCCGCGATATCCCAACATAAGAATGTACTCTATATAACTCTAGAGATGAGTGAAGAAAGAGTGGCTGAACGTATTGACGCGAACCTCATGAATGTACCAATTGATCAATTAGGAAATTTATCGAAGGATATGTTTGATAAGAAAGTCCATAAGATTGCTAATAAAGGTGTTGGAAAGTTAATCATTAAAGAATACCCCACAGGCGCAGCAAACGTTGGACACTTCAAAGCATTATTATCAGAGTTGAAATTAAAAAGGGATTTCATTCCAGATTTAGTTTGTGTGGATTATCTTAATATTTGTTCATCATCTCGAATGAAAATGACAGGTGACACGTACACATACGTTAAGGCAATCGCAGAAGAACTTCGTGGTATGGCAGTGGAGAATAACTTTCCAGTGCTGACCGCAACACAAACAACAAGGGGTGGTTATGATAATTCAGATGTTGGTCTTACAGACACGTCTGAATCATTTGGACTACCAGCAACGGCAGACTTAATGTTTGCTATTATATCAACAGAAGAACTTGAATCGATGAATCAGATTATGATTAAACAACTCAAGAACAGATACAACGATCCGACAGGATCTACACGAAGGTTTGTTCTTGGTATTGACCGTGCTAAAATGAGGTTATATGACCTAGAAGATTCAGCACAAACTATAATTGACACAGACCAAGTTCAAAAACCAAAGGAAGACTTTGAGGGGTTTATGGTATGAGTGATACAAGATTGGAAGTAGAAGAAAGAATAATGGAGTGCTGGAAAGTAGTAGATGATATTAAAATTATATGGGAAGAGTTCAGTGGAAGAACGTATCGGGCCCAATCAGGAAATAAAATGGACGCTGACGAACTATGTAGCATCCTGTTAGGTATGCAAAAATTATATGATAGAAAATTCACTAGATTGTTTGAATCATATGAGAAGATGCTAGATGAAATGAGAGAGGAGAACGAAATGAGACAGGAGGACGACCAAACATTCATAGACAGACTATCTGATGAGATACCCGACTTCGTTGAATGGGTAGATAAAGATTGGGCTCAAGACGCCGAAGATGAAATTGCTAGTTCAACAGGTAAAACAGAGGTGAAGGAGGAGGAAAAACTAAAAGAAACACAAAATGATTTGTTTGATAGCGCGATCCCAAGAATAGATATTATTGGTCAAAATGGTAATGACGGTGATCATTATGATAAGATTGATTCAATAGACAATATTAGGATAGAAGATGGAGACGACCACCCACCACCTAGACCATTATTTTCATCATCCACTGCGAAGTCTTCTGCACCACCAATATGGAAAGAGATTGGAGAAAATAATGACACAAAGTAAAACTATAACAATCGATAACACAGATGGAAATGTTTCTTCAGTAACAGTAGAGCAAACAGGTGTTCCCGCAGATGCCGGCCTGAACATTGGTGGGGTTAGTCTTAATACAGATCTACCTTGGTATGGCGATGCTTTTATAGTATTAATATTAATAGCATTAATTTATATTGGAAAGAAATCCATTGATAAATGGTTTGAAGGAAGGAAAAAATGAAAACAAAACTTATTAATTATTTACGACCAATCAAAGTTGACGAATTTGATAAAGATGAAGTGACTAACCTCATTTCATTTTGTGCTAAAGTATCTTCACCAAATAATAAATATGATTATAAAACGGGTCAAAAACTTATTAAATATCTTATTAAACATCAGCACTGGAGTCCGCTTGAGACGGTGTCTGTATGTATGGAGATTGAGGCCACCAGAGACATCTCACGCCAGATTCTAAGACATAGATCATTCTCTTTCCAAGAGTATTCTCAGAGGTATGGAGATATCAAAGAAGATTTAATAAGTTTTTGACCCGTTTTATAATCATATTTATTATTTGGTGAAGATACTTTAGCACAAAATGAAATGAGGTTAGTC